AGTCGTATTGGTAGAGGTGGCCCGGTTTTTCCGGCAGCGCAGCGCCGCTGTAAAGTAGGTCACGCGTTTGTGTGAGCAACGTGCGACGGGTCTTGTCCCGAATTGGCGGGCCGTTAAGCAAGCCCTCAATCGTGTTGATCGCAAGCGCCTTGTCGCCTTTGACGCCGACCAATTGTGCCGCTAATTCTTCGGGCGATCCCGCGTGCGAAAGCTTGTGATCGAACATATAACTTTCGGCGGTCGCAGGATTTTCCGCGCCGTACATACCAAAGCCTTTGTAGTGCGTGCCTTCGCCCGTGCCGGAGGCAGAGAGGCGGAACCGCCCGTACGGATAATCCGCGAGACCTTTGTGCCCTTCTGGGATCGTTGGCAATTGATCGGGCGTGCCCGCAATGAAGCGTTCTTCGCCGCCCGGCGTCAGCACTTTGCGCTCGGCGCTGTAGAGGTGTGGCGAGCCATGCCAACCGCTCAGCACCTTGCTCAACGGTGAAGCCTCCGCCTGATCTTGATTTGCTCCATACGCCAGCGCGCCCGTAGCGGCGGTCGTCCCCAGCAGCGCAGACGCCAGCAGATCGCGGCTGTCTTTCTTGGCGGGGTCGAAGGCGGCGTGGGGGGAGCGCATATCCTTCGGGTCAAAGATATTGACCTCGCTATCGGTCCCGCCGCCATCAACGCCCGTGTATCCGCGCCGCTTCAATTCCGCGACCGCCTGCGCTGACCATTTTGCGGATTCGCCCGGCTTATAGCGCCCACGTTTGGGCATGAATTGATGGGTCAGCGCATCGTATTCTTCACGCGAGGCAAGCGCGCCGCGCGCAAAATATGGCGTTACGTTTCCGCTATCGCCCGTATAACGCCGGTCTGACGCTACTTCCGGTGAGCGGGAGCCGTACACGCCATCGCCGTACCAGCCATCCTTCATGGGCGTGAACGTTTCGCCAGCAAGCGGCTCTTTCATCCCGCGATACAGCGTTTCGTCCGTGTTCCACCCCATCTCCCGCGCCCGCGCCATGCGCGCCTCGGTGGACATGTCGATGGGGGCGTCGGCATTCATCCCCAAAAACTTCCCCGCCACCTGCTGGCGCACCCGCGAGGCGTGCTCCACGCCGAGAGACGCGGGCATGGCCTTCATGCCGGAGCTGATGCGTTCGGAGAGGGGGAGCGAGGAAAGTTTGTCCCAGGATGCTTGGTTGCGATCAAACTTCGGTCTAATCTCGGCCGTCGTTTCTGGGAAAACCATGTACGTGTGCGGCTTGCCCTGCGCGTCGTGCCACACGACACTGTCGTGACCCTTTGCGCGCGCTTCTTTGAGTGACTTGGCGTCGAAGTCGTCAACGAACGTGCCGAGCTTTAGCGGGTTTTTCAATCCCAGCTTAACCGGCATTGTCACGGCGCCCTCGCTAGACGCCTCGCCTTTGCCGAACCAATTATGAGGGTCAGGTTCCGCGCTAAACATGAAGCCCTGCCGCGCATTGGGCATGCCGGTTGCAGAGCCAAGTTTTCGTGCGTCGAACTCATCAAAAGCTTTGTCGGTGTTGTGGTAAGCATCTACCCACGAAGCCTGCCCCGCGGCGCGCTCGGCGGCTGTGGGGGCTTCGTGTTCTAGTGTCGCGCGCGCGCCTTTCTTGGCTGCCCCCTTGAACCAGCCTTTGACCCACGATGCGCCGGCCATCAGCGTTGCATGCCCGATGGCGTCCACATCATTTCCGTGCCTTGCGTTTTCGTCCAGGTTTCGGCGGCGGGAATGCGATGGTTTGTGCGAATGTAGCGGCCGAGCGCTCGTTGCGGCGCGAAGCCTGAGACGTTGATTGCGGACTCGGTAGAGTACGCCAGCGCATCGCCCGCGCGCATGCGATAGCCAGTCTTGCAGTAAGCCGTGGCCGCATCGGTCAGCGGGCGGCATTGCTGCACGAAGGCAATCAGGCCCTCGCTGATTTGGAAATCGTCTGTCTCGATCGTCGCCTCGAGATTGGAACCGGAGAACGACGCCAGCTTGTTGTTCGTCGTCATCGCGCCCCAATTGAGCGCGCCGCCGGTCCAAATTGGATCGTCCAGCGAAATCGTCATGGCGTCGATCGAGCCGTAAAGCGCGTCCAGCCCTTCCAGCGTGTAGCCAGAAGACAGCGTCGAGGCCAAAACCTCTGCGCTGTAACGCGCCTCTGCCCAGCGCTGCGCCGCCCAATTGTAAATCAGCAGCCGGTCGGGCGCGCCCGTCGCGGAATCGTTTGAGGTATAGAGCCAGCCCGCCAGCTTGTTGATCGGGTCGATCGCAGCCGTGGTGCGGTATTGCAGATCGAGATCCGCATTGTCCTTGAAATACTCGTCCACCTTCTCAAAACCGATCGGCGTGGAAACGCCGTTGTTGAGCAGGTAAAAGCCATCTGGCGAGCGGTAGAAGAACGCGTTTCCGACCTGCACGAGCGAGCCCGCGTCAATGCAGCCGCGCGCACGCTCCATCACGTCGAATTGCATGATGGTCGGACCGCCCGTGTAAACCATCCGGCGGATCGCATATTCTTGGAAGACGTAAGCGACATCGCCAATGCCAATGCCGGTGACATTGCCGCCATCGGAGAAGTTTTCCACGTCGCTCTGATTAAGGCCTGGCGTCCAGCTTTCGCTATCGCCGATCGCAGACCATTTAATGCCCTGCGCGTTGTCGGACGTGTAGCCAAGAACGACGAACTCGCCATACGAGGCGCCGTATTTCGCCTGCGGCGGACTGCCGGCGAGATTGGCGAACACCGAACTCATGCTCATGTCGAACTTCTGAATCGGGTCAGAGAAATTCGTCGCGAGCATGCGGTCGCCAAACGTCCAGAAGCGCCAACGGTCGCTCTCAGCGCAGGAATAACCGCCGACCTTGCTGACATCGCCCCAGGTCGCGCCGGAAAGCTCGTACAGCTTGCTTGTGTCGCCCGTGAACGTATGCACCTCGCCAGACAGATCGCGGGCCGATAGCAACCCTCTGGCGCGCGAAGCGATGGCGTCCGAGCTTTCGCCCAGGGCTTGCATCGGTTCGTAATGTCTCAAAGCCGGGCGCACGTTTCGCGCAATGCGCAGCGCGCCGAGCCCAATATCGGGGCTGTCGGGCTTCCACTCGCCCCATTCGATCAGCATGCGGCCTTGACCTTGCCGGTCGCCGTGCGGCGCGCTGTGGCGCGCTTCAGTTCACGCAGCGCCGAGCGCTCGCCAAACGACACGCAGCCCATGGGATCGGACGCGAGGCCCGCGCGCTCCATTGCCGCCGCCTGATCCATGATGACGTTGATCCGAACCATCGCCTTGGCGCGCTCGCGGATCAGTTCTTCGCCGTCCGTGAACCAAGCGCTCGTGTCGGCATCGACGGAGGGCGTTCCCAGATCGAGCAGCCCCGCCCAAGTCAGCGTGTAAATGCCGTCTGGGATTGGGTAGAGCCGGAACGTGTCTTTGTACGGCGCGAAATCGGTTGGCTGGCCGGTGAGCGTCGTACCGGTTGACCATTGCTCCAGCGTGGAGAAGTGTCGCTCATCCAGCGGGTAGGTTCCGCTTGAGATCGTGATGCGCAGGCTGTCGAGATCGAGGATGGTTGCGGGCCTGGCTTGGTATTCTCCGCTCGCCGCCGTGCTTGACGTGGTCGTGCCTTCGTTGAACCAAAAGCGCTTGCGCTTGTAATGATCGATGGCCGAGACGATCTCGCGGTCGATCTGTGTGTTGATTGTGCTGCCGCGTAGAAGCTCGTCGTCAATGCGGGAGCGCATCGTGGCGAGGGTCACTTCTCCCCCTTACGGATCATGGCGGGGCGGGTCATGGGGTCAGTGGGCAACGGCGTCGCTCATTCTCAGACCAGGCCACTAAGTTTTCGCGCTCAACTTCTTACGCAAACCAAACATCGCCAACACTTCGGCGCGATCGGCATCGTTGAGCGCCTGCAGCGCCGCAATGGCGGCATCCATCGGCGCGCGCCGTTGCGCTTCCATGGCGCGCTCGCGAGCCTCTGCGTCGCGCTGTGGCGCGATCTGGCGACGTCTAAGCATCGAGCGGAACCACACGGCTGGTTGCGCCAATCGGAAACGCGCCGCTGGCGAATGCAGGCTCGGGCTCCGGCGCCATGAACGCTTCAGCCGCTTCCTTCGCGGCGAGATAACGCTCACCCGGCTCGCCTGCTTCGCGCCCCCATTGGCGCGCCTCATGCAAATGCGCCACCGTGCCGGCGCACCATTGCGCACGATCGGCCATGTCTTCTTCGCTTGGTTCCTTGCCGTTGACGCGCGCCAGTAAAGCGGCAGCCGCCGCCACGCGCATCGGACGCGTGTAATCGAACATCTCGGCCCAGAACGGCACGTCGGCATTGACCAGGCTTTGTGTGGCGCCGCGTCCCTCCGGGATATCGATGCTCCAATCCATCGCGCGCTTGAGGCCGGCCATGTCGCCAATTTCGTTGAGCGCTGTGTCGTTGAACCAGAACGGATACCAGGGCTCGAACACATAGCCTTGCGCGTCGCAGATCAGATCGCCGGTCTCACGCGTGAAGAAAAACTGCGTGCCGAAGTTCGCGCCATGCAGCGGGTCTTTCGGAAACGCAAACCCGATGCTTTCCGGCATCAGGCCGAGCGCGCGGCGCACTTTCATGTCCCAGCCGGGTTCGCTGACCACACAATCATCGGTCAGCATGCCGATGATATCGCCCGTCGTTTCGTTATAAAGCCGATTCCAGAGCGCGCCCAGCGTCGGAGCGCGCGCCGCGCTGCAGAAGCGTACACGGTCTTCATAGCCGATCCACGCCGAGCCGCGCATGAGCGTTTCGACAGTGTCGTCGTCGCTATCCAGCCCTACGACAATTTCGATATCGGTCACCGCGTTTTCGAGCAATGAGCGAACGGCGCGCATCGCCAGCGCTGGCCGTCCCCGTGTCGGGACCATCACGGACAGCTTGCCAGCAACCGGCCCGCCCGCGTCATTGCCAGCAAGATCCTTGAAGTGCGCCAGATCGCTCGCGAACAGTTTCTTGAAGCTGTAATCGTGGCAAACGTTGCCCTCGTAATGCTTCAGCTCAACCTCGATATCGATCAGGATGCGCGCGCCGGCTTGGGCGGCACGGCGGCAGAAGAAATGATCCTCGCCGTCCTCTGATAGCGCGCCTTCGATGCCCAGCCGCTTGGCGACTTCGTATTCCTCGTAGCCCTCTTGGACCGGGACGGCCTCATAGCCGAAATACATGCCCATGAAGGGCTGCTCGTCGTCCGTCAGCGGCACGTAGATGAGCGGTTGAATCAGGCCCTGTTCGCGCATGCGATGAATCAGGCTCGTCTTGATCAGCGTTAACGCCATCGGCAGCTTAGGCTCGGGTGGCTCGGCCAGGCCAAGCGCTGGCATGATCGCGAGGCCATTAGGCGCGATCGCGAGGCGCGGCGGTTCGTTCCAGACTTGCGAGCGCTTCTGCGGCACGGCCGCAACGATTTCGGTGTCGTGGCCGATCATGCGGATCACGTCGCGCGGATCAAACGCAATGTCGGCGTCGATGAAAAGGACGTGCGTGCAATTCGCGGCCAGGGCTTTTGCGATCAGCGCATTGCGCACGCGCGGCAGGCATGGGCATGATAGCGAATAGGCTGGAATCCACTCGATGCGCGGCGACGTGTTCAGCATCGTCAACTGGCGCACGGAATGGCTGTGTTCTGCTTTCGGGTAGCCGCTATAGCACGGCACCGCGATCATAATGCGCAGCGGTTGTTCTGACATTCCTGCTCCTGAAAAGTGGGGTGGAGCTTTTGGCTCCACCCCTTTTTGTTACGGCTGGCCGAGCGAAAGATACTCCACCACGATCACCGCAACGCCGGCCGTGTTGGCCGTGCCTGCGCCGGTGAACTTGATGTAGATTTTCTTCTCCGCTGACGCCGACAGCATGCCCGGCCCAACAACGCTTTGCGGGACCGCCGTGGTCTCGTTCACGTCGCCGCCGGTGACGATGTCGTTGGCCGTGCCGCTGACCGTGCCGACCGTGAGCACGTTCGTGGTGGTCGCGGCGAAGGCCGTTTCCACGTCCACGAAGGTGCGCAGGATGCACGCGTTGGGCGGCAGGCTCGCCGGCATTTCGAGAACGCCGGTGTCGATGCCAGTGTCAGAATACGTCACCCGCTTGGCGATGTAGTTGACTTGCTGGGTGGTGTTGATCCGAGGGAAAGTAGCCATGTGTTTACCCTCCCCTTACGCTGCATCAACGGCGTACGTCGGGACCACGATGGTCGCGAAGTCCGACGAGTTGAATTGCATCTTCTTGATCCCGAAGATGTTGAGGGCCGACGCACCGAATTGACGGTTGTAGTCGAAGGTTTCTTCCTGCCATTTCCACTCTTCGGGGCCGTAGCCTTCCCCAAAGCCGAGGCCGAGCGCTTGCGCGCCGCAGAACACCGCGCGGCGCGTGGAACTTTGCGAAGCCGAGGTCGTGGAATTGACGCCGGGCGTAACGCGCGGAGACGAGACCAAAAGGACCTCGTTCCAGACGCCAAGCCCGCCCTTGAATATCTTGCTTTCGTCGCCCTCGCCGCCTTGCAGCAACGATTTCTGGATGTCCATCCAGCCATTCGTTGACGTGCTCGTGCGCAATTGCGTGACCTGCGTCGTGTGCAGGAACATCACGTATTTCGCGCCCGCCGGTAGGCCGGAGATCGGCCGGATCGGGATGAGACCGCCAGAGCCGCCCGTTTCCGCGACTTCCTTCACCTTGTCGATCAGATCGAGGGTGAAGAGGTTCGTGGACGTGAGCAGTTGATCGGTCGTCAGCGCCGAGGGACGCAACACACGGCCCGTGGACGGCGCCAGGACGGTGTTAAAGCCCGCGTACTTGAGGCCAGAGCCGGCCTGCGTGTTTGCCGGCAGATAGCCGCACAGAGCGTTGAAGAAGATCGTGTCCATCCGTGCGGACCACCAGTCGGACAGCCCATCATTGACTTCGCGTGCGATCTTGAACGGCACACGTTGCTGACTGATCGTCTTGTTGCCGCGCCCAGCGTGGGAAAGCTCGTTGATCAGCAGATTGTCTGTGTACGTGACGATCGCTTCTTCGTTGCCTTCCTGCGTTTCGTTTTCCGTCACGCCGTCGCCGTTCATTTGCATGCGCAGCGTGATGGTAACGCGGTCACCAGCGCCCTTTTGGGTGTCGGTGTTAATCGTGCCGAGGGCGTCGCCCGATTCCTTGAAATACGGGAAGCAAACGGTTTTCTTGAGAGATTCTCTCGCGAGCCGTTTCGACCACAATTTCACGGTTTCGGCGTCACCCACGGCGTAAGTCTTTACGGCCATGGTTCACCTGATTGTGAGGTTGTTGAGATCGCTACGGTCCGCCCGTCAGCCAGCGATTGCCCTTGCGGGCCGACGCTCCGTCCGTGGAGCTAACGAAAGCCCTAGATTTGTTTCTCGCGACGCTGGCGCTCTAGGATCGCCCTTGCCTTCACGGGATCGTTGCCGGACGCGTCACGCGCGCCGCTCGTCTCGTGTAATCCGTATTCATAGACCAGGACCCGCCATTCCGGCGGCATCTGCTCGGTCCGCTCTATTTCAGCGCGGATCTTGGCAAGATGCTTTTCGGAGGGGCCTTCATCGGTCACTTAGCCCTTTAGAAATTTATCCATCGCCTTGTCAAAGGCAGCGCCTTCCAGCTTGCCGATGTCCTTGGCGGTCATATCGCCCGACCGGCCGCCGCCCTGCCCGTTGCTCAGAGAGCGCGACATGCCCTGTGCGCGGTTGATCTGCGCCACACGGTCAGTCGCCTTGCCGTTGGCTTGCTGGGGCGCATAGCCCCGCGCCTGAGCCGCCGCATAGAGCGCTTGTGCCGGGTTGACGCCATTGTTCATCGCTGCTGACGACGCCTGCATAAACTCCATGCGCACCGCGTTACGTGCCGTCTTTTCATCGACGCCGAACGCCATGTACTCTTTCAGGCGGCCGGTCAGGTAGTATTGCTGCGCCTGTTCGTAGTCGGGCTGTTCAGCGCTGAACTCGGCCTCGGCGCGCTCTACGCCGTCCCAGAACACCGCTTCGGCGCGCTGGCGCTGCTGTTGCTGTTTGGCTCGCTCTTGTTCCTGCGTGCGCTCCTGCTCGAAGCCCTTCTTGGCGCCCAACAATTGCTTGAGCGCGCCTACCGGATCGACTTCGGGGTCGATCTCCGCTTCGGGCTCGGGCTCAGCTTTAAGCGGTTGCCCGACCTTCGCCAGAACGGCGTTGATCGTGGCTTCGTATTGCGAGCGCTCTCGCTTGGCCTTGTCGCGCTCCTGTTTGAGCGCCGCCTGCGTTTGGCGGTAGCGCTTCTCGACCTCAGCGGGCGGAAGCGGCGCCTTAGCTTGTTTTTGCGGCTGCTCTAGCAGCCCTTCTTCTTCGTCCCCGCCGTCTTCGGTTTCGGGGGCGTCGCTTTCGGCTTGGGATAAGAGGGCTTCGACATCATCTTCGCCGCCATTGGAATCTCCCGTGTCCGCCGTGTCAGTAAAAGCCATGTGTTCCTGTCCGTAGGATTACGATCGAGCCTGTCCGCCGGCTCACGCGTTAGATATTGACCCGCACTTGCGCTTCGGCCTCTTGGCCCGCCGCAAACTCTGCGGGGATCAGCGCCGTCTCGACCTGCGTCTGCTGCGTTTCGGCGACGATCTTGCCGGTCTCGGCTTGCGTCTTGCCGATCTCGCCCTGCTCTTTGGCCTGCATCAATTGCTGTTGCGCCTGCGCCGCCGGATTCGGCTTCAGCAGCGTTTGCGCGATCTTCGATGACAGACTCTGCGGTAGCGGCGAGTATTTCACCAGTTCGGCCATGATCTCGGGGCCGGCATCCTTCAGCAGCGGCATGAACTGCGTCGCGGCGGCCCAGATGCGCTCTTTCTGGTGCGGCCCGCTCGGCGCTTCATCCACGATCGCATCATACTTCACGTTATCGGACTGGCGGATCAGCGGCAGGTACCGGATCGCGCCGGAATCCTTGCCGACCACGCGAATGAGCGTCTGATCGGACATGAAATTGTTGATCAGCTTGACCGTCAGCTTGCCGCTTAGTCTGCGATAGCGCTTCAGGCTGTCGAAGAACGGCGCGAGCATCGCATACGCGGTCTGCTTGCGCTGAAACTCGGTAACGCCGGCCTGCTCACGATCGACCTGCCCCAGCATTTCCTTGGGGATGCCGGTTACGTCTTGAATGCCCTGCGTCGCCGTCATGAACAGCCGGTCAAGCGCCGGCGGATAGCCCGCGATCGGCTTTGGCTGGATCTTGCCATTCGACAGAGCGCCGGTATTGACCATCGTGGCGGCGTCGGAGCGCGCCCAATTATCCTCGAAGTCGCGCACATCATCGACCGCGTCCTCTTCGAACATCACGCCGCCCTTGGCGCCGACGTTCACGATGTGGAGTATCTGGCTCCAGAACTTGTTCGACCAGCGCTGCGGATCGATCATCGGCCGCACCAGGCCGTACCATGTGCCGCGATTGCGGTCACGCTTGCCGGTGATGCACTTCAGCGTGAACTCGCCCTGCGGCTTCAGCGGGTCTTTGCCGGCGAGAATCTCTTCGTAATAGACCGGCTCATTGGAGCCTTCGGGCGTGAACTTGAGCAGCGCCCCGCCCTTCATGTAAGCGCGGTAGTAGCGCTTGAGCGGGATTGTCGCGCTCTGCAGTGGTTGCCCAGCCTTGCGGGCGTAGGCGTCCATCTTTTCGAACGTCTCGTGGTCGACGTATTGCGGCTGCATCTCGCCGGGCGGCGCTACGAGGTGGATTTTATCCAGCTCCCACCACTGCCACTCATCGATGATCACTTCGTCGCTTGCGGCTTTCGTCTGCTTGGGCGCGTCGTCGTATGCGTCAGCGCCGGGGCTGTTCACATGCGGGCTGGGCCGGCCGTCCTTGTCGTCGCCTTTGAAGTCATAGCCCGGAAACATCTCGTTGGCGTCGTCGCAATCGAACGGCTTTCTGCGCCGGATGCTCTTGGCGTCCATGCAGTTCTTCTTGGTCGCCGGGAACGCCGTGACTTCGAGCGAATCGATGCGCTCGATGATCGGCATGCCCTCTTGGTCGTTGGTGAAGTCCATGCGCTGTTCGACCCAGCCGAGGCCGCACACGAGACAATCCCAGAACGAATCCGATTCCTCATCAGGCGCGTCGCACTCATCGCGCACCCAATCGACCGCGGCGGTTAGCGTTTCATCCGAGGCGGCATCTATGAACTCGCCGGTCTGCGGGTCCTTCTCGCTCATCTCGCGCGGGTAGAACTTCACCTCTTGGCGGTTTTGAATCTCGGCGCCGCTCACCGCTGAGATCACGGGATCGACGCGGTTGAACTCGGCCGCGACCTTGTTCAACGCCTCGTCCCACTCGGCCTTGGCATCTTTGTCCCAAGCGCGGCCGGCGACCACGTCGTAGCAGGTCTCTGTCTCGGTGCGCCATTCGCTCCAATGCGCATCGTGCTTCTTGCTCTGCTTGTTGAGCCAGGCTTCGTATTTGCCGACCTTGGGATCGATCGTTTGATCGTCGTCCTCATCATCGAACGCGTAATCAGCCGTCAATGCGAACGCCCTTGCTGATCTTGTCGGCTTCCTCGCGATACACCATTGCGCTTTTCAGCTTGTCGCGGCGATGGCGCGTGTAGACCTCACCCTCTGCTTGCGCCTCCAGGCGCTCGGCGCGCTTGAGCAGCGATTTCACGAGGGCTGCATCGCGGCGGCTTAGCTCGCCCATGCGGAGCGCTTTGCTGGCTTCGCATTACGCTCGTGCGCCGGCGCAACCTTAGCGAAGCGCAGCATCATCAGGGCGTAACGTGTGGCGCTCATCAAGTCGTCGCGTTCCTTTACGATCTCGCCCTCTTCGCGGTGGTAGAGGCGGAATTCTTCGAACCATTCCTGCAGGTGCGCGAACACTTTGAAGCGTCCGGTCTGCATCATATCGAGCATCTCAAGGATGCCGGCTTCGACGCCGTGACCGCGATCGTCGGCAAACTGAGCCCGTTCATCCGTCAGCTTCAGGCCTTGATCGCGGTATAGCTTGGCGAGCTGGTCGCCAGATCCTTTGTCGTGCTGCAAACCGTCGTGCGGCCATGACCACGGTAGCCATAGTGCCCACGGCTTCAGCGCAGCGGCGTGGATGATCGGCGTCGCCTCGCGCTGCCTGTATGCCTTTGTGACATAGACCGTCTTAGCATCGCGGTTCCACGCCATCTCGACGGCCGCAAATGGGTGATCCCAACCGAAATCCATGCCGCCAATGCGCGGCCAATGCGGCGGGATCGGAAACGCATCGACCTTGAGCGTTTCTTCCGCGATCGGAAACACGCGCCCCGATCCCATGATCGGCACGCCCTTGGTGCGCGCTTCGCGCTCATGCGGCGCGTAACTGGCGATGATCTTCGCCCGCTCTTCCGGGCTGTAATGCTCGGCATCATCGATCGTCATCTGCGTGACGTGCCGATATTTGGCGCCCGCATCGTCTGCCGCCGGCATAATGAAGCGGCACACCACGTTCGACATACCCAGCAGCGGCGTAAACGTCACCATCACGAACTGACCGCGCTGGCCGTTGTTCGTGCGGGTTAGGCCTTCGCTGTAAATATCCTCTGGCGGCTCTTCATCGTCCCAGATGCCGTCAACGGTCGGGCCTTGCCACTTCTCGCGGCCCTTCTCGTATGCCTTGAAGGCGCATACGCTTTCGCCGGCTTGGACATCGCCACCACCGCCCCAACGCACGACAACGTTGTCGAGCAGGTTTGGAATGCCCATCGCGCGGTTGCGATCGACAATACACTCGGCCGGAATGAAGCCCGTTCCCCACTCCTCCTCTTTCGGAGGCGGGCCGACGAGGATGCGCTGCGGATTGTCCCGCGTGCTTTCGCCGGTGACCGATCCCGCCCACAATAGCGGCGGCTTGTTGAATGTTGCGCCAGGCCAATTGTCTGGATAGCGGCCCGTCAGGTGCATCGCCCATTCAGCGCCGCCGGCCACGGTTTTGCCGAGCTGGTTGCCCGCCATGAACAGGCGCTCAGAATATATCGCGCCCGCCGCGTGGAACTCGATCTGCTTACTGTAGGGGGCGTACGTCTTTAACTTGTTTCTTGCGATCCGGCTTGCGAGCTTCGCTTCCGCCGCTTTCAGCACCAAGGAGAGCTTGTCTGGCGGCAAGGACAAAAGCGGCGAGCTCTTCGTCGCTGACATCGCTCAATTCATCCTTGACCACAAATTCCTTGGGCAAAATGCTTGCGACCGCGCGCACGTAACCGCCGGGATCTTCCTCGCGGAATTTCGCGATGGCTTCCGCGCCTTGTTCTGCGCCGCCCTCTTCTGTCGCCTTGGTAAAATCGGCGTAGAGCGCCTGCGTGAAGCTTTCGGCCAGCTTGTTGCGCGAGCCTTTGGGCCGGCCGTTTGGGTTGCCAGATTCACCGGGCTTCCATGCTGGCGTTAGCCCTCGGTGTTTTTCCGGTGTACTTTCACCGTCCGCCACTTAGCCCGCCCACGAATAATCAAACAACCGCCCCGCCCCGCCACTTGGGTGCGTGACCGTGAACGAGCCCTTCGCCTTCGCGCTGATCCACACGGCCACGCCGGCAGCGCTGGAAGAGCGCGGGCTAAGAATGATCGTGCTGATGTCGTTCACGTCTGCGTTGCTCACTGTGGTTGATGTGGTCGTTGAAAGCTCAAGCTGGCCGTATGTGTCGGTGCGGCCTTTGACAATGCCGTTGATGCTATCGGCGAGGCGTCTGGGCGTTTCGCCGTGAGGCGGTATGGATGAGGATCGCGGACGCTCAGCCACCTATGCTCCAAAAACAAAAAGCGCCCAGCAATCTCTTGCGGGCGCACGTCTAAACGTTGACGTTTTCTTGCGCCGAAAAATGCGTCGGGTCAAGAGGCTTGTCGCGACAATGGTCTGCCCTACGCAGCGCATGAAACACGACGGGGGTCAGCGCCTCGATGTGATGCTCCACTAGATCTCCGCGTTTCACGGCGCCCCTCCATGCCTCATAACAATCATCCCACTTAACGTGGGCGATTGCGTCAGGGCGGATACGGTTGTGAAGCACCCTTCGAACGCAGTCCATTGCGCCGGAGTACGTCATCACAAACGACCAAATCACGCCACCCCCTCCAACCGCTCTCTATGCGCCTGCCGATCCGCGTCAATCCGATCGCGATAATCGCTGAGCGCCTCCAGCATTTCCTTGAGCCGGCGGCGGCAGCCATTGGTCTCCATGTCGGCACGCTCGGCGCATTGGGCCACGCTGGGCCTGCCGTGCTTGTGGAGCGGTTCGAAGGCAACGCGGGCTATGCGGCCATAGCCTTGCTTGGTGAGGGCTTGGAAAGCCGCCTCAGCCTCTCGCAGCGCTTGCGTGCGTTTCATCATGTTCTCGTGGGCGGATTCGAAGCCGGTTTGACGAAAGCCCATCGCCTCCCCTATCCAGCCGGCGCTCGGCTCGGCGGATTTCTCGATCATCTCCCACAGCCATTCGGCCGCGTCGCGGTGCTGGCGTTCAATCTGCCCCGCCTTGAGCAGCGTGTAAACGCACCATTTGTCCCGTGCGCTTGGTTTGGCCTCGTCGGCCGTAGGATCGTAAGCCTCGCCCAGCGCATGGTCTAGGCGGCGCTCGCGGGCCAGTTCGTTGGCGCGTTGTTGGATTGTGCTCATGCTACGGCTCTCCCCTGCTCGTTTGGCCATTCCCAGGAAAATTTGATGATGGGTGGGCGCGGCTGCGCGCCGGGCCGATACGGCTGCTTCATCGGCACATAGCCCTTAGCTGCTGCGCGCAGATCGGGATGCCATTCGCTGTAATCAATGCGCGAGGGCGTGAGCCAAATCTTGGCGCCGCGTCGCGCTTCGTACAGGTCGCGCTGGCGCTCGACTTTGCGGGCCTTGGCCTCGTCGGACATGGGGGAGCCCATTATGCGACCCTCCGCGCCTTGGCGGCTTTGAGGCCGGCGGATTTCAGGGGCTGGCGCATGGACGCGCCGTAGCGCAGCGCCAGCGTGCCGGGATAGCCTTGCGAGACGCCGTACGCCTTGGCGATGTCGGCGGTCTTCTCGCCGGCGATGTAGCGGCTGGTGATGGCGCGCTTTTCCGCAATGGTTAGCTTCCAGGCTTTGGTCATTCGGCGGCCTCCACGCTCAGCAGCGCCACAGCGGCCATGCGCGCGCCGACGCGGTATTCCCATTGCGGGAGCGTTTCCCGCGGAACCACGGCGGTCTGTTCGATCGCGATCTCTTCGAAGGTGACGCCGTCCTCGAGCATGGCGAGGGCTTCGAGGTCGCGGGAGTCGCGCTCGTGCTCGAGGCGTTCCACGGGAAACGTTTTGTTCATCATTTTGCGATCCTCGCTTTCAACGGCACGCCCTGCGCG